GTACCAGCAGATGAATTAATCGTTCCGTACACAGCTACCTCATTAGATGATGCGGAAGCGATTATTCATACAATTAAAATATCTGAAAACGAATTAAGAAAACAGCAAGTCAATGGTTTCTACAGAGATGTAGAGTTAGGCCCACCAGGCACAGAGACAAACGACGAGCTTGCAAAAAAAGAACGTGACCTTGAAGGCAGTAAAAAAACTGGTAAGAACGAACCAGTTTATACTTTGTTAGAGTGTCATGTAAATTTAGACTTAGAAGGTTTCGAAGAAGTCGGTGCAGACGGACAACCGACTGGAATAAAATTGCCTTACATCGTAACTGTTGAAGAAGGTAATAGAAAAGTTCTTTCTATCAGAAGGAACTATGCGCCCAATGATCTAAAGAAAAATAAAGTCCAATATTTTGTCCACTTCAAATTTCTGCCGGGACTTGGATTTTATGGCTTTGGACTCATTCACATGATTGGCGGATTGAGCCGTACGGCAACGGCGGCTCTCCGTCAATTATTAGACGCGGGCACCTTATCAAACTTACCAGCAGGATTTAAACAAAGAGGTGTAAGAGTTAGAGATGAAGCAGCTCCAATACAACCAGGTGAATTTAAAGATGTAGATGCGCCAGGTGGATCTTTAAGAGATGCATTTTTTCCATTACCATACAAAGAACCATCTCAAACATTATTAAATCTTTTAGGTATTGTTGTTAACGCAGGACAAAGATTTGCAGCGATTGCTGATATGCAAGTGGGAGATAGTAATCAACAAGCTGCAGTTGGAACCACAATCGCTCTTCTTGAGAGAGGCTCAAGAGTAATGTCTGCAATACACAAGAGATGTTATGCAGCGATGAAAAAAGAATTTAAACTTCTTGCAAAAGTTGTGTCACAATATTTACCACCAGAATATCCATACGATGTTGTAGGTGGTGCAAGAAATATTAAACAAGCTGATTTTGATGATAGAATAGATGTTATACCAGTTGCAGATCCAAATATATTTTCTATGTCTCAAAGAATTACTTTAGCACAAACACAATTACAAATGGCTACAGCAAATCCACAAGCACATAATATGTATCAAGTGTATAGAACTATGTATGAAGCAATTGGTGTAAAAAATATTGATGCAGTATTACCACCACCAGCGCCAATGGCACCAATAGACCCGAGTTTAGAACATATTAATGCTTTAGGTGGTAAACCTTTTCAAGCTTTTCCTGGTCAAGACCACAGAGCGCACATGACAGCTCACTTAAATTTTATGTCAACTAACATTGTTAGAAATAATCCTATGGTTATGGCTGCAATACAAAAAAATATATTAGAACACATTAGTTTAATGGCTCAAGAACAAGTTCAACTAGAGTTTAGAGAGCAATTACAACAAATGATGATGATGCAACAGCAAGCAGTGATGAATCCACAGGTACAAGCACAGCTTCAAGCACTAACAAATCAAGTTGAAGGTAGAAAAGCTATCTTAATTGCTGAAATGACGGAAGAATTTATGAAGGAAGAGAAAGAAATTACATCTCAATTTGATTCTGACCCTCTATTAAAGCTAAAATCACGTGAAGTTGACCTTAGAGCGATGGAAAATGAACGTAAAAAACAAAATGATGAGGCAACACAAGACTTAAACAGAGCAAAATTAATGCAGGCGCAAGAAATTGCTGAAGATAAGCTGGATCAGAACGAAGATTTAGCAAAATTACGTGCTGGAGTCAGTCTTGCAAAGTCTGGTATACAACAAGCACAAGTTATGGTAGATAAAGATTAATAAAAGGAGTAAAAACTATGATGAACTATAAAAAATCAAAAGAAGTTAAGGTTCCAGAGCAAAGTTTAGAGATTGATCCAAGATCTAAAACTACTGCTGATGGTGCTTTTAACTACATTGCAACTGGAAAGCCTGAATTACCAGTAGGTGGACAAAGAGCAATGTTACCAGAAAAGAAAAGAAAATCTAAAGCGTATTAATTATGTGGTTCTCAGCAATTAAACTAGCGTTAAACGCAGGTACTCATATCTATAAAAAACGTCAAGAGACAAAGATGGCTATGGCTGATGCACAACATATGCATGCAGCTAAGATGGCCCGAGGTGAGGAAGCTTACCAGGGCAAACTTTTAGAAGCCC